CGTCAGTGGTGGGCGGCGGTGCGGTAGCCTTGGGCAGCAAGTCGGTCAGCTTGGAAAGCAGTGTCGCATAATTCTTGATGGTGGTATTGTAGCTTTTCAGTGCAGGATTTTCGCGCAGCATGGATTGTTCACCCTGCACGAAGAAATCCAGTGGGCCGATTTCGTCGGCCTTATTCTTCAAGGTGTCCAGCATCCCGGACATCCAGATCAGTTCCGACACGACGTTGCTTGCAAGCGCGCGGCGTTCTTCCGGCACAGATTCAATCGTAGATTTCAATTCCTTTTCGGTCAGAATCCGAATCGGCTGGTTCTTCTTCCGTGCCATTGCACGCCCTCCCTTGCAAAAAAATAAAGGGCCGCAAACCGCCGACATCCATCGACAGTTTACGGCCCCACTCGGCCCTTAGTGCAGACCATTTACTGCACCGCGCTTTTTTTCACTTTTCGCCGCACTTCCAAAACGATGATTTCACCGTTCTTTCGGCGCTTGATCTCGGCTGTGTTGCCATGTTCCAGTATGGCGCGCACAGCTTCAATTACATCGTCTGGCAACGTCCGTTCACCTCCGCCCGGATTCCTGCAAAACAGGAACAAATCTGTTTCATCTGTCAAGACCCCCCGGTCATGTGAAAATAACCTGTGTGTTCTTTGTGACTCACTCCCTCGGTTCTATGGCAAACCGGGCTAGGGCCTGCCTAGGGGGGAGTAGCACCGCTGGCGTTGGCCTTGTCCGCTGGCTGCGGCTGGCCGTTTTCGTCAAAGTAGTAAAGATTTCCACCGTCATTTTCAATTTTGTTGTGGCAATCGTGGCAGACATACAGGAAGTTCGCCGGATTCAAAGCAATGTCCGGGTCTGTGATGTTCTCCGGCGTCAGCCATACTTTGTGATGGACGATGTAGCCGGGCGCATCTCTGCATATCTGACACAAGCCGCCGTCAATGTTGACGCGGGAAGCGACGAACGCCGCGCGGCACTTGCGCCACTTTTTTGATTTGTAAAACGCTTTCGCAAATGCCTGTGCCACAGTTCACCGTTGGTGTTCCAGTAGAACACGAAGCAATCCGCCGGGGATTGTGTAGTAATAGAATAGTTACTGCTGTGTGATGTGTAGCGGAATCGAACCGCCGCGCTGTGCGCCATACCTTGCACACCATATAATCCCGGATTGCCCGCCGGGCCGGGTGTCGCCATAGAATAGGAGGAAGAAAGGCCGTCAGTGTTCCCAACTGACAATTCCACTATAGCACACTCGAAATCGCTTATCTGGCCAACATTATGAACAAACTGTAAACTTTAGCGCTTAGGGCTTGCATCTGGAATAAGGCCAGCTTCAAGGGCTAGTGTGTAGCAGTATTCGCGCTTGTAGCGGCGGAAAGTCTTTTCGCTGATATTCAAGTCGAACTGCCGCAGCAGAGTTGCGACGCTGGGTCTGCGCGGGTGCTTGACGTTCACCTTGATGGCAGCGGCCAGACGGTGCGCTTCGTCCTGCTGGCCCGCCGGGTATTTGTCGAAGATCATCTGTTCCGCAGTGCACAGGGCTGAAAGATACGGTTCCGTTTTGGCCCCCTGTACCAGCCCTGCGCAGACCTTGACGATACCGGGCGGCAGGGTGTAGCGGTTCATGGTTCACGCTCCTTGCACTCGTCATAATCTTCATCATCTGGAATTTCGTCGGGCAATTCCCAGAGTTCACATATTCCGTCCCCACGCTGGAACATCGGGTAATTATACATCCGGCTTTCCTGATTGGTGCATCCGGCTTTCCAGTATTTGCATCTTCCACAGCGCGGATAGTCGTTTATCAGCATGGTCACACCCCCAACTTAGCACCGCAATCAGCGCAGTAGTTCAGACGAAACGCCGACGCTCTAAATTCGGTGTCATTCATCATCGTTTACCTCTTTTTGTGGCGCAGGCAGTGGCCGCCAACGGGTGACATTCTGCAAAAGGCAATAATCACCCGTCCGCCATTCTTTCCTAATTGCATCGTAAAACCCAACTGTAACACCATATGGATCACAGCACACCTCTACACGCCTGTTGTGCGGTGGCTGTTCGGTGGCGGCTCTCCATGGTGGTTCTTTTATGATTGGCTCTCTTATGGCTATGGTGCGGGCGTGGGAGATTTCTTCAAGGATGTTCGCAGCATGGCAGGAATAGCATCTGTCAGGGCTGTCTTTGTATGTACAATAATAGCAGATTTTCCCTTTGATAGCTCTTTCAAGTTTATTTGCGTCGATCAGCCGTATCATTATTTTTCACCCTCTCGAAATAGAATTTGATGCTCTTTTCGTTCGGCAGGACATTCCCATAAACAACGCCGATTTTGAAGATATAGTTTTCTTGCAATTTTAGCGGAATTTCCGCAATATACCGTCGGAACGTTTCAAGGTCGTGGGCGCGTTTGTAATGGTTGCACATACGGCAGGACGGCATAAGGTTTTCAATGTCGTCCGTGCCGGAATCCTCTGGGTTCCACGCCCTCTGTGGCTTGAAGTGGTCTACCTGCATATCGTTGTAGGCGATGTGGCGGCCACAGTAAGCGCAATGACCGTCAAATTTCTTGTACACCGCAACGCGGGTCTTTTTGCTGATTGACACGGCTACACATCCCTTCTATCTTCGCAAAATTCTTTTGCTGGGCAAAAATGGCACTCTTCGACATGTTCAAGACAAGTAAAGCCAAAATATTTAACCATGTTTATTCTGTCCTGCGGGTCGCACCAGTCCATTTCGGTTTTTCCGGGTGTGTAGAATTGGTCAGCGCCGGGCTGACGGTGTACTTCAACATCCAGAAAGTCACTGCCCCAGAAATTTTCTGTTGCAAGTGCTGTCGTTTTGGCTTTTCCCGCTGTTTCCGCAAATACGATAGCGGTGGCATCGCCGTATTTTTGATGTACGTTCCATGCTTTCATTCTATGCCCTCCGTACCCGCCGGGGATTGTGTGACAGGCTCTTTCTTCTGCCAGTAACAGCAGCCATCATCGCCGTCCGTGAAGTCGGCACAATAGGGGCTTGCGCCGCAAAAGCATACGCCGTTGAAATCTTCCCAATACAGGCAGGTTTCACAGCGCAGGCGTTCAGATGGGGTTCTACTCATTTTTGTGTTCACCTCCGAAAATTACAACCATGCTTGGAAACGGGGCCGCGTTTTGACAACTGCCAAATTTCAAGCGACCTTTGATAAACCTGACTTCCGTTTTGCCATAGATGTAATCGTGAAACCAGCGTGTATCAGTGCGGGCAGGCAGTAGCATAACGACAAATCCCCCCCGAAGCAGTGTCGTGGGCCTTTTTGACCCACTGGCCAACGTTCCGCCCGTATGGTGGATTACACCACACTCGGCCTGTCCAAGGCTGGTCAAGGCCGTCTTGCTCTGGGGTGTAGTAGGCCTCGCACTTTGCATTTTCCTTGACTGCGCAGGCATCCAGCGTAAAATGAAATTCGGCGTCAAGGGCGTCGAAGAAATCCTGCGGCGTTGCCCACATATCGGTTTTGCTGGAGTAAAAGACGGCGCTGTTCATGTCGGCTTCTCCATTTTCTCAATCTCGTGTTTCAACTTGTTCAGATTAAAGTCCATTTCACCGACAAAGCGCAGGCACAGATCGTGGTTGATACCGTTGCCCAGATTAGTATAGATATATTCCATGCCGTCACGGGTAAAGTCTGTGTGGCAGAACTGGTTTATGCCGTTCAGATGGTATTTCACACTTGCCGGACTGTAGGACTTACAGGCTTCGCGGCTGCACCATTCAATAATTCTTGCGTTAAGTTCTTCTATCGTGTCAGCACCGTACAGCGGCACGGTGGTGTTACGGGCCGGGTAAGCGATCAGCTCCAGACGCAAATTTAAAAGCGCTTTCGGGAACGCATTTTGCAGGTCGTACCGAGCTGCCCGATCTAATAAGATGCCCTTTGCGTAGACAGGCGACGGGGTCACGGTGGGTTCTGCTTTGATAAGCGCCCGGAAACTTTCAACGGCGAAATTGCGGGTCATAACGTGGTCGCTGTCGTTGCTGTGGGCGGGCAGTTTGCTTTCAAGGCTATCGGCATCTATCATTCGCATTTTTCATTCCTCCAGTCGTGCGCAATGTTCGACGATGATATTTTCCTTGCCCGCCGGGGTGTTTCGGGTATATTTTTCACACCGATAGGCGGGGCAGTCATCATGCAGGCACGGCATAAAATATTCATTCCTGAATATTGCATCTGGAATTGTGGCAGATGGCGTGGTTACGCCGTGAACACGGAACGGGCACACCATGCGGCTTTTTTCTTCTTCCTTGTGCATCATGGGTTTACGCCTCCGCATCGCCAATCAGCGTACCGCCTATGCCGGTGCCGTAACGGTCACGCAGCAATTTTGCAAACAGCCACGCCCGCGCAATGGTTCTGAATGTGTAAAAACATGGTTCCGGGTCAGCGCTGGCTCTGTTGTAAATCAGAGCCAATGCGCGGAAACAAACATCGGCGTTGCTTGGATTTCCGACAATACATTTTTTTACCATATCAAACGTATCGCTTGCCGCGCGCTTGTCGCCGTGACCGGTGACGGACATAATGGTTTTGATAGCTTTCTTTCGGGTCATAATTTCATTCTTCCTTCCAATAATTCAGCCGCGTACAATGCGGCGCAGTTCTGTTTCTATCAAGAGGTTTTCACACTGCTTTTTTGCGAAAAAATGCGCAAGTAGCAGTATGGCATTAAAGCATCGTGGTGCTCTTACCTCTGTGTCCGTTCACAATTCCTGTGCAACTGCTTTCTTTTGCGAATCCTCGTATACCGGCAAATACGGATGCACCACGATCTGACAGCCGCACATAGGGCAATCGAAGGCATCATGCAGGCCGTCAACAATGGCTGTGTCGCTGATTATGGTTCCTTCATTGTAGTAATGAAATCTGCCGTAGTTGTGCTTTCCAACTGCAATGTAGCGGCTGCTATTATACGGGATGAATTTAAAGCCGCATACCTCGCACTGTATATCATGTGGCAGATTGCCATCCTTCGGTTTCTCTGGCGGCAGGGGTGCGCAGTATGGTTTTGCATTGAGAGGTTTTTTCAGCTTTTTGCGCGAAAAAAGCTTCTTGCAAATGAAACCTCTGTTACCTTCAAAGCCAGCAAGGCCAAGAAAGACTTCAACGACGACCAGAGCAGCAACCGCAATCGCCAAAACTACGAAAACAACTTCTTTCATTGTCAAACCTCCCATGTGAACGGCAGACCAATTTTGCATCCTTCGCGCCGTTCGTCGAAGAAATAGCATCCTTTGCAACACTCACCGCTGCCGTGGGCTTCACAGTAGTTGCTAAGATCGCGGGCCGCGTCAATCACGTCATCGCTGGCGGTAGGTTCCGCGCAGTCTGCGGCGGGCGATTCTTCCTGCACGATGGGCGCGGGGGTGATCTCCGAAGATTCGGACGCGGCATCCGCCGGGGGCGCTGGTGTTTGGGTTTCGGTGTCGGGGGTCTGCTTGGGGGTGCAGTGCGTGCAGGCCGTGGGGCAATCTGCCCTGTCGATGCACCACAGGCAGCACCCGGCACAGCGGCTTATTTCGCCATTTTTGACATGCGACATGATGCCGTTCACATTGTCGCACTTTCCGTCTGTCGTGCCTGGGCAGTTTGTACGGACGAACGTTCCGTACTTTTCCGAACGGGGCGCGAGCGTCTTTTTCGGCTCTGCGGTTGCTTTCTTCGGCATCGGTTCGGGGGTGATGCCTGCACCCGCACAAGCTTTTACGAACTGCGCCCATGTATACTGTACGTGCTGACCGTCCAAGTAGAAGCGGATGCCCTTTGCGCTGGTATCAGTGATGCCGCCGCAGAGGTTCGTTCCGCCTGTCGGGTCTTTGGCGAGGGCTTGCAGCATAGCGGCACTGAAATATTCCAGCTTGCGTACCCATTTTCGATTTATAAATTCCTTTGCCATGGGAAGCGCCCAGTCGGGAAAAGTTTCGGGAACAGATTCTTTCTTCTTGCGCACTGCTTCCATTGTAGGCACAGGATAGGTTGCGGCGATTTCTTCCTGCTGACGGTTTGGCAGGCTGCTAAGTTCATAGGCAACCTGCGTGCCGATGGTGCCAGCTTTGTAGCGCTGCATCAATGTGGGGCACAGGTGCTTGTAGATGGCCTGATACTTGCCCGCCTGCGCCGAAGAAATGCCAAGTGCCGCCGCAACGGCAGTGCGGGTCTTGCCCTCTACCTTGCCGCCGTTGGCCTTGAACTCTTTTGCGATTTCGGCGGTCTTGACGGTTTCCATCATGTTTTCATATTCGGTTTCTTTGCGGGTGGTGCGGTTCATAAGGATAAGCCGTGCTTGGTCGGCCAGCGCGCCCATACTTGATGTGATCTTCACGTCAACTTCGGCCCAGCGTTCCGGGTCTTTGGCGTAGAGGGTCAGCAGGGCCAGACGGCGGCGGTGTCCGCCGGTCAGAC